TGTTTTGTCCATGAATACGAACGTCTCTGCTACTGCATTTGCTGGTTTTGTGCTTGCTTTTTTCATTGTTTGTTTATTTATTAAGGAATTTTGATTATTTAATTTAATTTGTTCTAATACTTCTTCTATGTTTACTTCTTCTACTTCTTTGAGAATACAATCATGTGCATTAAATGTCCAACCATCATCATTAAATGAATGACCTGCGTCAATCTTTTTGATGAATTTATCAGGAACATCTTGTCCCATATATTCATTCATATTAGCACCTTCAGCCCATCCAACTGGTACATAATACTCATCATTCCAAAGACCATCATCTTCAAACTCTTTCTGTATTTTAAATCTATATTTACTCATAGCTTTGATATAAAAGAGAGCCATTACAGCTCTCTTATTAATTATTCATTAATGATGTCAATTGGATAATCATCATCATCATCATCTTCTTCAGATCCACTCATGATATCAAACATATCACCTAAGTCTCTAAGTTTTGTGCCTAAATGTTTAGCAAGATTCTTGAGAGCTTCTGTAGTTAGACTATCTAACCATTCTTGTTGCTTCTCTTGTGTACAATCTTCAAACACTGTAGGTTGTCTTCTCTTATCACCTGGAAGAGTATCAAATATATACACACCAGATAGATTTCTTCTTGTTGGATTAGTCATCATCACCATCTCCTTCTTGTCTTTGTTGCTCTTCAGCTAATTTATCAAGAAAGTCTTTAAGCTCTTGTGGTAATGAATCACCATCAATTGGATCACCTTCACTACGTCCTTCTGTAAGATTTTCAAGCATCTCTTTGATGTTATCTGGAACATCATCACTATTTAATCTTATAGCTTTAGCTGATGATTTCATATTTTTCAATTTGTCCTCTAATTTCTTAGCAAATCCATCTACTCTATCTTGTAGATAGAATGATGCTAAAACTACTAATTGAGAATAACTAAACTCATTAGCACATATTTCTACTAATTGACTTGGTGATGTATCTTCTCTAAGATTTTTATCATCATCAAAAATAAAATCTTTCAATAGATTTGATACTTGTGTACCAAGATCCTCTAAATATTCTGGTGATACACCAATTGCAAGGTTAAGTTTTTTTTGACCATGGTCAAAGGTGAATATTCCACCTGATGTTTGTGTGCTCATGTTATTAAGGAATTAATTGATTACTGGTTTATTGTTTGTCTTATGTCTATTGTCTTCTCCTTTATAATTCCATTTCTGAAATTATATATCACTTCTACTATCAACCTTTTAGCTTTGATTGCTCTAAATCTGTCTGTTGATGCTACCAATGTACCTCTAGATATTCTACTTCGCAAAATATGATGCAATAAATATTATTGAATACAATGCTACTAATGAATACAGACAGATTCTAAGAATCTTATTCTCTTTTTCATTAATTTTCTTTTGGTCTTCTAATATCTCTATGATACAATCTTTTAGATGTAATAGAGTGTCAGCTGTTCTCAATGCTTTCTCTTGAGCATCTACTAGTTCTTGAACTTGTTGGAATGCTTCTTCAATGTTGTATTTTTGTTTTGTCATTGTGTTTGATTTGATTAATCTTTAAATATTTTCTTGCCAAAGTATAGGAACACTCTAGCAACTAGTAGCCACAAGACTATGCTTATGACTACCTTTGCTATAAACTCTCCCATTATTTCTTTCCTAGCATCATACCAATAAGAACTGGTAATACTATTGGACTAAAGATGTATGATGCTATTGCATAACCTTTCATATCATCTAATTTCTCGTAACTCTCTATCATCACACCTAGCATCACTAGATATGATGTAATAATATATAATGTTATCATAATCCTATAAGATCATCAAAACAACTCTCTAACAAGAATGTTAGTTGTTGTCTTTCGTGAAACAATATGTCTTGTTGCTCTTCAATCACATGTATGTTTGTATCATCATGTGCATCTCTTAGACTATCTAATGCATGTATTTCATTCTTGATAGTCTGTAACCTTTGTTCAATTTGTTCTGTGCTCATAATTATACAGCTCTATGATTAGACCAATATCTTCTTTGTTGTTTGCATCTTGATGCACAGCTCTCCATAGTGAAGATGATAACTAATAGAATAGCTGTAATAGTATACAATGATACTATTGATGTAATAGGTTTCTTTTTCATGTTATTTGTTATTAAGGATGTTATTTATTTCTTTTAGTTTAGACAATATGTCTTCTATACTATCGTATTCTGGATTTAGAGTGTTAGCTAATGCTTCAAATTCTTCTATTGACATAATGTTATAATTCTTTTTATTATCCATATCATCAACAAAAAAACCTACACGAGATTTTTCAGATTCATCTCTTTCACTATCATAATATAAATATGTAGGAACATCATCATCACCATAATCTACCCAATCAAATCCTAAATCAATCTCTTCCCAAACAGGAAGAGAATATTTAAGACATATATCTTTAGCTATATCAGATTCTTCTTGACTTCCAATCAATACAGCAGCTTTAAATATTGGATGATCCATTATTAATAGTTGTTAAGTTTATCACTAATATCTGCACCTACAATAATACTTGGTATCCAACCAAATACAGCCATACAACCAATTGTTCCACCATTTGTGTAACATTCTTTTAATGACATATCAGATAATAAATATCCAATAAGACTAAATAGAGTCCATGTAGCGATAAGCGTAGCTATAAAAGCTAACATAATTTTTGTTGATTTCATAATTATTAAGGATTTAATATTGATTTAAGTTCTTCCCAAAATTTACGATTCTCATCAATTTGAGAATCAAGATCACATTCTTCAGTGCCTTTATGCACTATATCAGATATTCTATTAACAAAGCTTGTCAATCTCTTGATTGATTTAGCTACTTGCTCATTAATCTCAGCATCACCATTGATACTATATGTACCAGAAGTTAATAAACTAGCTACAGAGTTCATATTCATTACACTTGTAGCATTCTCTTCTTTAAATGCATTCATAACAGCACCAAGTCTGTTATCTATTTGTTCATTTGTTAAATGTTTGTTCATTTTATTTGTTATTAAGGAGTTTTAAAAAGGCCCTAAGAAGAGCCTATAATTATATGTATAAATCAATTGGACATAAATATTCAGAAAGAATACAATGTATATCATTAACAATATCATCTTTAGAAAAAGAATAATCTATATATGATATAAGACCATTAATAAAATCATCTTCTAATAGTTCTAATCTATTATATAGAACATCTATTGCTTGATTGTTCATTGATGCTACCACTTGTTCTGCTATTGTCTTCATAATGCTATATATATTTGATTATTTAATGATTTGTTGTCTTATGATTTATGCTTCATTATTGTGTCTATGTCTCCACGTCCACCTTTTAACACTCAAATAAACATCAAACAAAAATAAATTATGTCTGATTATCAAGCATTTAACTAAATAAAAGTTTTTTTCTCCCTCGTAAAAAGTTTTATTACTTATATATACCTTGAGGTAATGTTTTACAATAGTTTGCTACAACATACAACGTTATAACTACCTAAAACCCATAATATATATAGATAATAAACTTTTCCACTAGGAAGAAATAAACTTTTTTACTCCTATATATATATAGGTAGGATATATTACATATTTATATACGTAAAAAAAGGCTCGTTAGAGCCTTTTCATTAACCTAAGTCTTCATATGCTTCTACACTTTCTTTAACTGTAGGCTTGAAGTTCTCAACAGTCATAGATTCAAGCGTAATTTCATTACGTTTTAATCCAATCAATTTCTTAAAGGTAACATAACTAACTAAAGCAAGTTTACCTTCATCATTAGTATCAAGCTTTAAGCTCTCAATTCCTCCTGCTTCTAATTCATTAAAGAATGATTCATCATTACTGATAAACACTTTACCTTCATAGTTAAATCTACGATAGAATTGTCCTTCCATTTTTGTTCCCTTAGCATAAGGCATTGGTGCACTAATTGTTTGAATCCCTAAGATGTCTTTTGCATTCACTGTTTGAATAGCCATAATTTCTGTTTTTTAATTGTTAATGGGGGAGCACCCCGCTCACCCAAACATAGGTGGGGTAGCTGATTGGAAGTACTCTACACAACCACACATATAACACCTTTCTAAATTTTGAAAAAAAAAATTTAAAAAAAATTTGGTAGATATAAGAATTATATTATACCTTTGGGGTGGTGGTTGGGCGAGGTTATCTAGTACAGCTATATAGAAAAACTTCATAATATAGCATTGGTAAATAAAAAAGTATACATTGTATGTGTTTATTGTATATCTTTGTCATATGATTAGATAAAACTACATTATGAAACCAATGATTATACAAAAACTGAAGAAGGATGTTTCTACAGACATTCAATTAGCTGAGAAGTATTATAGTATACTATCTGCTATTAACAATCTTCATCTAACAGAAAGAGAGATTCAATTGATATCTTTTACAGCTATTAAAGGAAACATTACATATGCTAATGTAAGAGAAGAATTCTGCAGAACATATAATAGTACATCTCCTTCTATTAATAACATCATCAGTAAACTTAAAAGAATTGGTATATTCATTAAGGAGAATGGAAAGGTGAAGGTAAATCCCATCATCATTATAGATTTTACAAAAGATTTAACATTAGATATAAAACTAGTACATGAAGAAACCACAATCAATGTCAGTGAAGGAGTGGATCATCAAAAAGATGTCAATTAACCTTGTTATATCTGAGAAGATTATTGAGCAAGTGATTAATCATCAGTTTGATTCTGCCAATGATGCTCTCAATGTTAATAAGAGTGTAGAGATTTCTGGATTTGGTAAATTCTATTTCAATGAGAAGAAAGCTCTTACACAATATAATAAGTTATTAGCTATTAAGAAAGCTTATGAGAATATGTTAGCAGATCCATCTATAACAGATGTAAGAAGAAATGCTGTAACATTAAAATTACAAATACTAGAAACAAGTATCAAAACATTAAAACCAAAAATCAATGAGCCTAAGTCAGATATATGAAGGAGTTATTTACATGATAAAAAATATATCTACAGATAAAGTATATATAGGATCATCTATTCATGGATTAACTAAACGAAAAAGATGTCATATAACTAATCTTAAAAAGAATAAACATCATTCAATTAAGTTACAAAGAGCTTGGAATAAATACGGAGAAGATAGTTTTATTTTTGAAATAGTAGAAACATGCAGTAATGAAAACATTCTTTTACAAGAACAGTATTATATAGATAAATATAACTCATATAGCAGTGGGTATAATGCTACTCCAGTTGCAGGAAATTGTTTAGGAAGGGAAGTTAAAAAAGAAACTAGATTAAAAATAGCTAACTCATTAAAAGGAAGAACTGTAATTAGAAGTAGTGAACATAATAAAAAATTAGGTTTAACTAAACAAAAAATTGTACTTTTGTTAGATGATAGTAATAATATAATACAAGAGTTTGAATCATCATTAAAAGCTGCAGAGTTTTTAAATGTATCTCAAAGTAATATATCATCAAATTGTAGAGGTGTTAATAAAAGTAAAAAGTTTAATATTAGATATAAATAGTATTATGAAAATAAACCAAATTATAGAAGGGTGGAAGAATCATCTTCTTCCTGAAGAGAGAACAAAAGCTTTTATAGAACATACAAGTCAGTTAAGAATGGATGTATGTCATAATTGTAAAGAACATTCTTCTAACAAAGAAGGATATACGTCATTAAGAATAGATGCACATTGCACAAATTGTGGATGTACATTATCAGCAAAGACTAAATGTTTAACGTGTGAATGTCCATTGAAGAAATGGGGATCCGCAGAAATGCCAACAGAAGATGTTAAGACTACGTAAAATACCATTACATCCCCTTATTGAAATCTTACAAGATCTATATGAGAGTGGGGCAGATTTTATTGATTTGTCAGGAGAGCAGAGTGAAGAAGGTGAGGCACCAAAAGACACTATACAGATTACAATCAAACCTGAATACATGTTACATGATGAAAGGGATGAAGAAGATAATGACGATGTTACACAAGAGATAGAACTAGATTATTCTGATGATGACATACCAAGCACTGATAAGAGGAGCTTGTTATCTGAGGATGATATAAACGATCTTATATAATGGCAGAAGTAAACTATTATAACCAAATCATTCAGACATTAAAACGTTTGAGAAAATCCCACACTACATATAATATGGGAAGACATATTTCTACAGCTATTGATGGCAGTGAATTATGGGGAGTGTCTGATAAAGAATTGTTTCTTTCTTTACAGAGATATGAGACAAGCCTTGATATGGATGTTGATCATAATGAAGAAGAAATAGAAGCCATTATAAAAGATGGCATGAATTTGGAGAATACATTATTCGAAGAAGAGGAAGACTAATAATAATAATAAAGACCAACTACATTATGGAAGATATTTTAAAAATTGAATTAGAATCTACAGAAAATAAGTTTTACAATCCTGGAAATATACCAGCTTGTAATCCAGAAAATGATTGCAATACAATACAAGATTTACTTGGAGAAGAAGATGGATCATATGATGAGTATTTAAGAATCAAAAGAGATGCATTAAGATCAATTCTATACGAAGAAGATAGAATACAAGAACTTATGTTTAAACTAAAAGAACATATGTTAATAATTAAAAATTGTAAAGAAGAAATTGATTCAGCTTTTGCAAAATACATATCAATACAATGGCAATAAAGAAAACTACATATATAAATACAGAACTTGATTGGGCTGAAGAACAATTATCAAGCTGGAAACAATACGTTGATGCTAATCCCTTACATACATTAGAGGATAGAATCAAATGGAAGGAAACCAAAGCTGGTGGTGCTATGCCTATGGTGATTGCAAGTATTGAAGCTCAAGGTAAGTTTGTACAAGAGACAATGAAAAACTATCTTGCCCTTCTTGAACAAGTTGAGAAGCTACGTGAAAAAGAAGAAGCAAAGGTGGTACCTGTAAGAGGTGGTGTTGAGCTTGGTAGTATGGCAGAAGATTTCTTAAAAGGTAGAAGATAATGATGATCGATGGCTTACAGAGTATTGAATACGGAGATTGGTTTATCAATCAAAAGAGAGTTCCATCAAAGGATTCAGAAGAGTATAAAGCATTTTATGCTTTCCATAAACAACTATGTATTGATGGCTGTACAATGGGAGGAGTATATATTAACCCTTTTCTATATTGGCATTTAAACTTCTGGAATACAGAGGTGGATATTATAGATGATCGTGGAAGGATTAATCAAAAATATGCTAATCCATATCTACGTGATAATGAGTGGATTATAACAAATGAAATAGATAGAGCACACAACGAAAAGAAAGGCCTAGTAATATTAGGCATTCGTCGTTTAGCTAAGTCAGTAATTGAGAGTTCCTACATAGGTCATGGGGCAACATTCGATGAGAATTCCCAAAACATTATAGCAGGATTGAATGCTCCCGATATAAAGCTTATCACAGATAAGATTGACAAAGGATTAAACTTCCTACCTGAAGCCTGGAGATGGCAGAGGGTGGAAGACAACTGGAAAAACCAAGTTACATTAGGGATCAAGACAAAAGCAGGAGAGAGAATCCCCTTTTCTCAGATCCTTATTCGTAACTTAGATGGTGGTAATAATGAAGAGGCTATTGCAGGTACAAAACCTAGAAGGCTTATTATTGATGAGATAGGTAAGGGTAATTTCCTTAGAGGATTACAAGCAGCTACACCAGGTTTCACCACACCATTTGGTTGGGGATGTTCGCCTATACTTACAGGTACAGGTGGAGATATGCAGAATTTCATGGATGCAAAAAGCTTAATGTTTGATGTAGCCAATTTCAACTTCCTGGAATATAATAGTGCAAAGGATGATCAAAGAATCCATGGACTATTCATCTCACATAAGTATAGAATGGAAGCTAAGGAAGACTCTACACTTGGAGCCTATCTTGAACAACCAGCAGAATCAGAATTACATAATGTAAAGATGTTAGTATCTAATGAAGAGAAAGCAGATAAGATTACAAATGATAACCTTGACAGATTAAAGAAAGCTGGTGATAGACTAGCTTATTTAAAAGAGAAGATGTATTACCCACAAGAAGTGGATGATATATTCTTAAATGAGGATACGAACATATTTGATATTGAAGCATCTAAACGTCAGAAAGCCAGACTATTAGCACAAGAAAGAACAGGAACACCTGTTGTTTTATATGATGATGGTGATGGTGTAAAACATGAGTTTAGTGATAAGGTGCCTATATCAAACTTCCCACTTAAGAATAGTGATAACAAAGAAGCTCCTGTAGTGATATATGAGTTCCCTGTTGAATCTCCTCCATATGGATTATATGTTGCAGGGATTGACCCTTATAGACAAGGTAAATCTGCATATTCAAGTTCATTAGGATCTGTATACATATACAAACGTATGCATGCTATATCAGGAGAGAAGTATCAAGATATGTTTGTAGCTAGTTATTGTGCTAGACCAGAGAAGAAAGAAACATGGGAAGAACAAGCTAGATACTTAATCAAGTATTATAATGCTAGAGCTCTATGTGAGAATGATGAAATATCTTTTATTGACTACATGATAGCTAAAGGAGATGCACATTATTTAGAGAGACAACCAGATTGGTTGAAAGAGATTGTTCCAAACACCACAGTAAGAAGGGATTACGGAATACATAGATCTTCTGAGAAAATACGAGACTTCTTACACGGATGTCTTAAGAAGTATACAGAAGAAGTGATACATACAGAGAAGGATGAAGATGGAAACATTAAGTCTGAGACAAAAGGTATGGCCAAGATATTTGATCCTGTTCTTCTTGAAGAGATGATCCAATATAATGAATCAGGTAACTTTGATAGAATCATTGCAGCTGAGTTAGCAATAGCTTTAGCAATGAAACTAGATCCCATCATGGGAAAAATAGGAGGAGAGCAAGATGTAAGAATACAATCAATGTTCAAAAAGAACAAACTGAATAGACTGTTTACAGAAAGCAGATCAATGTTTAACACACCAAAAAATAAATTGTTTAGATAACATGGCAATAATTAGATATACAAAAGATGCTACTATTAGGTATGCATACTTAAACATCTTTCCTGATCAATTCAAAACAGATAAGGAAAAACAAGATGAGAGTTGGATTAAAAATACGATGGATTATTTCTCCAATAAAGCATATGCTGAGTATATAAAGAACAGAGACACCTTTGTTCCTAATTACGATCTTATGAAAGGAATTCTTCGTATGGAAGATTTCTATCAAGAACCAGAGGTAAGAAGCTTTACAGATGTACTTACAGGAGACTTAGCTCTTCCTGCTTATGTAAAGATGTATTCAATCATCACCACTCCTGTTAATGAGCTCGTTGGTGAAATATCAAAGAGACCTGATACATTTAGAGTGAAAGCTTTTGATGATGATAGTAAAGCAGAAGAGCTTCAGTTCAAAACAGATACGTTACAAGAATATGTAATCAATCAAGTTAAACAACAGTTGACAGAAAAAGCTGCAATGCAAGGAGAAGAAATTGATCCAGAGCAATTGCAACAAATGACAATGGAACAGGTTAAGGATGAGTTAGATAGCTATACATCTATAGCTGAGAAATGGGCCAACCATGTTCTTACATGTCAGAAAGCTGAGTTTAATATTAAAGAAAAGAGTGAGGATGCATTTAGAGATATGTTAATATCTGCTAGAGAATTCTATCATATATATGAAGACAATTCTAAACTTGGATTTAATGTTGAAGTAGCTAATCCAAAGAACACATGGTTCTTAAGTACACCAGATAGAAAATACATATCAGATCCTACAGGTAGAGCTCAAGGAGCATATGCTGCTGGTACTGTGCAAGTTATGGAATTATCTGAGATTATTGAATCTATACCAGATCTTACAAAAGAAGAAATAGATCACCTTAGATCATCTTTACAAGATTACGGATTGATTAATGTTAGAGAATCAAACCTTGGTAATCCAGATGCTGTTCCAGGACAAGACTCTGTAATGTATGATACATTTGATCCACTTGTTCTACAGACACGTATGATCATTGAATCAGAGATGAAAGAAAACAATGATGGACTAAAAGATTTCTTAGGTCTTACTAATAATGTAAGCTCATTTGGATATAAGTATGTTGTTGTAAGAAGCTATTGGATATCTAAAAAGAAAATTGGTAAGTTAATTTATATAGATGAAATGGGTAATGAGCAATCTACACTTGTTGATGAATCATATAAATCAGGTACTATACCTACACAACAATCATTAGAATGGGGATGGATTAATGAATGGTATCAAGGAACAAAGATTGGTCCAGATATCTATCATATCAAACCATTTAAGTTATTAAACTATTGTCCTATTATAGGTACAACATTTGAGGTGAAGAATACAGAAGCAAAAAGCTTAGTGGATCTTATGAAACCTTTCCAAGTAATTTATAATGTATGTATGAACCAATTATACAAACTACTTGAGAAAGAAGTGGGTAAGGTTCAGCTTATGTCATTAAGACACATTCCTATTCCTAAAGATGGAGATGCACAAGATGCTCTTGATATATGGGAAATGGAAGCACGTAACAGAGGAGTGGTATTTATTGATGATAGTCCTGAGAATCTAAAGAGTCCTAGTTCATTTAATCAATTTACAGCTCTTGATCTTACACGTACACAGGAGATACAATCTAGATATACATTAGCTCAGCAAGTGAAACTTGAATGCTGGGAACTTGTAGGTATGTCTAAACAACGTATGGGAAGTGTATCTGCTTCTGAAAGTGCAACAGGAACTAATACTGCGATGCAGCAGAGTTACTCTCAAACAGAGCCTCTTTTTGTAGCTCACGAGTATGTGCTTGGACAGCTGTATCAAAGTATTATAGATGCTGCTCTTTATGTAGAATCATCAAAACCTCAGT